GACTATCAGGGAGATTTCTCTAAGACTCAAGCCCTAGTTTGGCATAAGTCTGCAATGGGAACAGCCTCTTTGATGAATGTTCAGACGGAAAGTGCATATGATATCCGCAGACAAGGCTCACTATTAGTGGGTAAATATCTGTGTGGTCATGGCATCTTACGTCCAGAATGTGCAGTTGAGTTACTGATAACTTAATAAGTTATTGACCCGGGGGGAGTCTTTCCCCCCATTTTTTACTTATTTTCGGAGACCCTAGAGTAAGGGTGTCCTCCTTAAAAGCTCTTAGAAGTGAAATGAGAGCCTCGAATTTTTTATAAAACATCAATATTAGGGTAAAAACATGGCATTAGCTCTATCAACCGAATTAGAAGCCGTTAACAGTATGCTTGCTGTTATAGGTCAAGCTCCTGTAAATAGCCTACCTTCTACCAGCTCTAGTGCATCCCCGGCTGATGCGGTAATAGCTGAGAATGTTTTAACAGAAGTTAATAGGTCAGTACAGTTAGAGGGTTGGTGGTTTAATACAGAAGAAAATTTAGAAATAGCACCAGATGTTTCTAACAATATAATAGTACCCGGGAATGCTTTAAGAATTGATACTTCCCTAGAATTTAATAATCATGATTTTGTTTTTCGTGGAGGTAAAATGTATGACAGAAAAAACAATACCTTCACTATTACGGATGTTATAAAATATCACATTGTATTAGGATTAGAATTTACAGATTTACCAGAAGCAGTAAGACGTTACATTATTATAAGGTCTTGTAGAGTTTTCCAAGATAGAGTGTTTGGTAGTGATACTGTTCATGCCTATACCCAAGAAGATGAATTAAGAGCTAGGGCTGAGTGTGAACGAGCACATAATAATAATGGAGATTTTAATATGAATGATGATAATCACTCGGCTGAGTCAGTTCATCGGTTCATATAATGGCTACTAAATTTTCTTCTGCTATAGTAAACCGTTCTATCCCCTCTATGTTTAATGGCATAAGTCAACAGCCAGCTTCTCTTAGATTAGCATCTCAAGGTGAAGTACAGGAAAACGCTTACCCAGCTCTTGTTGAGGGTTTATCTAAAAGACCCCCAACACAACACCTTGCAAAATTAAATACTGATGTAACTAGTAACCGTTTTGTACATTTTATAAATAGAGATAGTGTAGAAAGATATATTTTAATAATTGAGAACGGAACATTAAAAGTTTTTAACATGGCTGGAGCAGCTATGACTTTAGTGTTTACTGCTAGTGAAACATATTTAAACAGCACAGACCCAAGGAATGATTTTGCTGTTGTAACCATAGCCGACTTTACTTTCATTGTAAATAAAACTATAACAACTGCTATGGATGCTGCTGTTGTTCCGGGGACATTAACAAGCACTGTTCAGAAGTTTGCTGACTTACCAACATCCCCAACCGTTGGAGACCTACATGAGATTGCTGGAGATGATGCTAATAATTTTGATAATTTTTATGTAGAGAGAGAAACTAATTCTTGGAATGAAACTGTAAAACCAGGGATTACTCACCAGTTTACGGCTACCACAATGCCTCACCAATTGGTAAGAACAGCAACAGACGAATTTACATTTAATGTTGTTACTTGGGCTAACAGATTAGTTGGAGATGAAGACTCTAATATTACACCAAGTTTTATTGGTAAAAAAATTAATGATGTCTTTTTACATAAGAATAGATTTGGAATACTAGCTGGAGAGAATTGTATATTATCTTCTGCACCAGCAATTGATTTTAATTTTTGGAGAGAGTCTGCAACAACTCTTGTAGATTCAGACCCAATAGATATTTCTCCCGGGCATGTTAAAGTTGCTACTTTAAACCACGCATTACCATTTGATAAAACCTTATTATTATTTTCATCACAAACACAATTTTTATTATCAGATGAAAACGTATTATCCCCAAAGACCGCAGCCTTAGAAGTTACTACAGAGTTTGAGGCGAGTGATAAAGCTTCCCCGGTAGGAGCTGGAGCTAATGTTTACTTTTCAGTTCCTAGAGGAAACCATAGTGCGTTAATGGAGTTCTTCGTAGAAGATAATGTAATCAGTAACGATGCTACTACTATAACTTCACACGTACCAAATTTTGTGCCAGCAAATATATTTCAATTAGAAGCTTCTTCTAATGAGAATGTTATCTTTGGTATTTCCGCAGATACTCCAAACGAAGTGTATGTTTATAAATACTTTTGGCAAGGTAATAATAAAGTACAAGCAGCTTGGGGGAAATGGATTTTTAATTCAGAAGATACCATACTAGGTATCAAAATGATTGAAACAGATTTATTTATAGTGAGCAAAAGAAGTGATGGTACGTATTTAGATAAATTAGAATTACAGGTTGGATTAACTGATTCAGGATTAAATTTCTTAAATTTATTAGACAGAAAAACCTCATTAACTGGGGTTTATGATGCTGGTACAGACAAAACAACTTGGACACTTCCATATGTAGTTCCAACAGGAACAACATTAGATGTTATATTATCAAACGGATTTACAGGTAAAGCTGGTCAAAAATTATTAAGTGGTGTTGCTAGACCTACCACTACTTCAGTTGTAGCTACAGGAGACTTTTCCGCATCTACTTGTTTTGTAGGAATACCTTATGAATTTAAATATCAATTCTCTGAGCAATTTATAAAAGACGGTGAAGATAATCCTTTACGTGAATCAAAATTAATGATGCGTAATATGTCAATAAATTATACTGATACCGCTTTCTTTAAAGTAGAAGTAACCCCTGAATTTAGGGACACAGCAACAAACGAATTTACCGGGGGAACACTTGGAACTAACATTACTGTTGGAACAATTAATTTAGATTCTGGTGCATATCGTTTTCCTTTATTATCAGATTCATCAGGAGTAACAATTGTTATCACAAACAACAGTCATTTACCCTGTGTGTTCCAGAGTGCAGAGTGGACAGGAATGCTCCACCAAAGAGCCTCACGTGCATGAGGCACGAATTAAGGATGCAGAATACCTAGAGCCTAGATTAAGAGATATTGATAAAAAAGAAGTTCTGGCTGTTAGGGAGAATGTTGATGGAGTTTTATCTTTAGCTATTGAAAAATCTTTATTGTGTTATTCAATTTATCATAGAGGTAAGCCAATAGGAATGTTTGGTCTTTCTCCATCCGGAATTGATTTTGGAATACCTTGGCTTTTATGTTCAAATAAATTACCTAGAGTAGCTTTATCGTTTTTAAAACAGTGTCCTGAATATGTTAACCAAATGCATGAGCACTATAAAACTTTAACGAATTATGTACATTGTGAAAATGTTGTTGCAATTAAATGGTTAAAGTATTTAGGATTTAAAATGTTATTCAAGGTTAAATATGGAAGAAACAATGAAATGTATTATCAGTTTATGAGGATTCAAAATGTGTGACCCAGCAACAGCAATGACGGCTATGCGTGTCTTCATGGTTGTTAAAGGTGTTGCCGGATATATGAGTGCAAAGGCATCAGCCGATGCACAAGAGGATGCACTCCAAGCTGGTTGGGCTAATTTAAATAAACAGTATGACGAGCTAAGAGATGAATTAGCTATAACAGAAAGAGAAAATATATTAGAATTAACCATTGAATCATTAGAACGAAAAGGTGAAATGATGGCGGCTAGTGGAGATAGAGGTTCATATGGAAATGTAATTATGAATTTACTACAAGATAATGATATGAAAACAGGAATGGCTGCTGGTAATATACAAACAAAAACAGATAGAGATTTAAGGCAAGTTGATAGAGATGAGCGTGGAGCACATGCTGATACACAATCAAGAATGAATGCAATTGATAGACCTAGTTTAGCTATGGCAGTTCTGGAAACAGCCGGAGATGTTGCCGGAACATATGCTGGTCAACCAGCTAGTAAAGACCTATCTACTGTTCAATCAAAGACTACACAAAGATTACGTAGAGGTAGTCAGTATGGAATACCGGGCGGCAGTTCTGCTGGAGCTAACGCTACTATGAAATCCCCTTCCGGAGCAAAACGAAGAACTAATGTTAAATCTTACTTAGGGCGATAAAGATAATGGCTGAAGATAGTGTAGACATTTCATCTGGAACTGTTTCTGGTAGAGTTAAAAGAAGGGGTTCTAAAGGTAATGTTGTTGGTGATACAACAATAAGTAGACCTGTTGCAACACCTTCTGCAAGACCAGTAGATGCAACCATAATGCCAAGTGATGATACAGCTTTAAGTTCATTAGCAGAGGGCTTATCAAAAGCCTCTCCCGGCTTTGAAAAATACATGAATGCCAAGCACGATGAGTTTGTTAAGAATGAAGCTATTCGTGCTGAACGAATGGCAAGGATTGAATTAATGGATAAGGATGAAATTACTGAAGAAATTTTAAAAGGTAATTTAAGACCTGAAGATTCTCCTTGGTTTCAAGAAGCTTACTTTAAACACGGTGCTGTTTTACAAGCACAAAATACCGCACAAGAGTTGAGGAATAAATATGATAATGAGTTTGATAAAGATAATGGTGATATTAATCGCTTTATAAGAGACAACTTAAAAATTTCTGAAAGAGATTTAAGTGACCCGGATTTTGCCGAACCATATTTAAATGCATTAACAGATGTTGAAACTGATATAAAAAAACAACAACGAGAGTATTTGTCAGAAAAGATTAATCTAAAGAAAAAAACTGACATAATGCTTATGATTGATAATGTTGTAAAGGAAGGTGTTGCCGAAGATAAACCTTTGGAATGGCTTAAACAAAATTTAAATTCAATGTATGTGGCTGGTACAGAAGTTTTTCTTACTAACCAAGAGGTTGATGAAATGGTTTATAGTGCTGTGTCAGCATCAGCAGATAACGGAAATTATAATCTTATTGATTATTTTCTTGAACCTAAACCTGACGGAACTCCCGGGCTATGGTACAACCCAGATTTTACAGATAGGATAAATTCTTTGTGGGATACATCAGTTAAGGCTCATACAAAAGCCCTTGATGACCGTGCTAAAGAACTTAAAGATATAAAAACTTCCGACACTAATCAGGTACTTTTAGATAT